GGACTAGTTGGTTAAGTGAGACCGTTCTAGTCCCTTTTATTATATTTCAATTAATTAGTGCATTAAAAAATGCATCGATGTCTGGATTTATTCAAATAGAAGCATTGAATGCAATTCTAGACAAAGTAGATCTACATAAAGGCGATCGTAAATAATTTGGATATAATCATAATATTCCTTATTATTTATTATGAACTATAAACATTTAGCCTATTCATTTTTAATATTTTTATTTGGTCAAATTGTTGTTTGGGTTCAAACCAACGGGCCACTAATTTGGCCATGGGCAAAAGAATATAGATTCTCATTAATGTTATTAGGAGTTCCAATAACATGGGCATTTATGGAAGCAACTAGATTATCAGTATCGGGCTTTGCCGGTGCCTTTTGGCCAGGCAGGTTTCTTTCTTTTGTGTCTGGAATAATGATATTTACATTAATGACTTACATTTTTAAAGATGAAGGTATTAATATGAAAACAGCAATATCTTTAACATTAGCATTCTCTCTTATTTTAGTACAGCTCTTTTGGAAATGATTATATTTATATAAAATGAATATACTGTATTATGAAAAATAAAATATTAAAACAGATTGTTGTAGAAGAAGTATTTTCTATTAAGAAACAAATCTTGATGGAAAATATTAAAAAATTGCATGAATATGTGACACAATCTAAATACAATCCAACATATAAAATCAGAGAACCATGGCCAGACGATAAAAAATCTTCAGAAGATTTATTAAAACAAATGGGCGCAAAACCATTTGCTTTAGGATTGAATCCGCATGGTTATGAACTAGATACTAAAGAAGATCGTTTTTGGTTTTATGAAGATGGATCAGTATATAGTACAGGACAAATTCGTACATTAGGTTATGAAACTAAAAATGGCGTTATCGTATTGTGGAATGAACCGCACCCAGAACGTCACAAAAAAACTGCATGGAAAGTTGGCAAGATTTCAATGCAAGGAGGCAAACCGGTTTTAACATTATCTAAAGAAAATGCTATAAAAGCAGAACCAAAAGCAAAAAAGGAACAACCTAATACTTGGATAGATTATTTGCAAACCGTAATGGATTGGTTAGGATTCATTCCAGGTTATGGAGATATAATTGACATAATTAATGCATCAATATATGCTGCTCGTGGTAAATATTTTGATGCATTCTTTTCTGTTATAGCAGTTATTCCAATTATTGGTTCTGTAATAAAAGTAACAGCTAAATCAATATATAAAGGAGCTCGTCTTGCAAAATTAGAAAAACTGATCCGGGCTTCGTTTAAAGGAAGTGATGATATATCAGCACAAATGAAAATGTGGGATGAATTAGTTGAAACTGGTGTAATTAAACCTAGAGATTTAGCAAAAATTGGAAATGGTTTAGAATCATTAGAAAGTGTTTTACGTTCATCATATAGTACTATTAAAAAAGCACCTATATCAAATAAAGCTGCAGATGATATCATACAACAATTAGATGATTTTGCAAATTGGCTTCGTATTAATGGAAAATCAATTGAAGAACTTGCTAATGCTAAAAAAGTTGGACGAAAAACATCATTTAAGTCTGTAACAGATTTAACCGGGGCATCTGCTAAAACATTAAAACAAATTGAAAAAATCAATAAAACTACAAGCACTATTATGCTTAAGCTTCGTGGTATGAAATGGTTTCCTGAAAATAAAGTTGCTCAAATTGCTAAAGGGTTAGAACGTCGTTTTAAAAGAGAAATGCGCGATCCTTTAAAATTGACTGCGTTAACAAAAACATTGCCTACAACAGATTTTTCAACAATTTTAAAACTAATAGAACGACAACTTTCTCCGTCACAATTATCATACGTACGAAGTTTGAATCCAACTAGTGCTACAGACATACAAATATTATTTCGTTATTTACAAAATGAGGCTACAGATGTATATAATAAAGTAGCAACTACAGTAATCAATCGATCAATTAAAACCAATTCACCTATATTCAATACATTTAAAACTAATGATTTGAATAATCTTAAGACTGTATTGAGTAGAGATATGATTCCTGCAGGTAAAACTATATTTACGGATATCAATTTATCTACGAGAAAGTCTCTAGACATTATATGGAATGAAATACACGATGTATTAGAATCGGCTGGTTTGGAATGGGATGGCACTAGTTTGCCAACAGAAAATAAGATAGATGCAGCAGATGGCGTAGTATGGCCAGCATTAGCAAAAGCTGTATCTGAATTCTTCCCAGGTGTTTATGAAACAACGGTTGAAACATCAGATTCAATTAAGAATTTTATCACTGCAATCGGAGCTGATAAAGGATTACAAGGAGCTTCAGAATTAATGAAAGATAAATCAAAAGATCCTTTCAAACCAAAAGCATCGGGAACGTATAAATAAAATGATTAACGAATATCAAACACAGAATACATTGAATCCAAAGCTTTGGGTTGCTGATGAGCTAAAACCTGGGCTACGTAAAAAGTTCATGAAAATTGCAGATTATTTTTATGATACATTAGAAACGGATGCTGATGTATATGATGTTGTTTTAATTGGAAGCAATGCTAACTACAATTGGACAGAATATAGTGATATTGATTTACATGTTATTATAAATTATTTACAAGTTGGTGATAATCTTCATTTAGTAGACAAGTATCTTCGAGCTAAAAAAAGCATATGGAATGTTAATTATCCATTAACGTATCAAGGAATGAACATTGAGTTATATGCTCAAGATTCTAATGATGACTTGCATTCTTCAGTTGGTATATATTCCGTAATGCGCGGCGAATGGATAAGAAAGCCATCAGCTGATTTAGTTACAATTGATGATGATTTAATCAAACAAAAAGCAGATCCATATGCATATGAAATTGATAAATTAAATCTAGATGATAATAATTTAGAAATAAAGATCAAAGATATACTGAAACGATTACAAAATCTACGTCGTTCTGGGTTAGAAGCAACTGGTGAATATTCATTAGAAAATTTAGCTTATAAACATTTGCGTAATTCAGGTCATTTAGCACGTTTAAAAGAATTGTTGCAACAGACGACATTAGGTCAATTGGATATTAATGAATCAGTTGTAAGCCCCTTAATTAACCACGTAACTAAAAAACAAATATTAGATGGCCCGGGCTGGGAATTAGTTATGAAACAAACCAACGGCGTTGAAGATATAAATGGACAGTGGCAGCACCCGGGACGTTGCACAATGATCCCTAGCAATAGAATTACAATGCGAGGTGTTCCACATAAAGTTTTAGGTATTGATGATACAGGACATATGCAATTGATGCATCCTGAACAAGAATATGAATACCCTGGCGGAAAGGTTTTTGAAATACCAATTACTCCGCAATATTATACATGGGTGTTACAATTATTGAATGCTATTAGAAATGGATCGCGATATGCAAAGTAAAGGTTTAGGCGATGATGTTAAAAAAATAACTAAGGCAACTGGATTAGATCAACTTGCAAAAAGAATAGCACAGTTGTTAGATGAAGATTGTGGTTGTGATGATAGACAAACATGGCTTAATGAACAAACAAAAAATTGGCCGATCTATAAGAAAAGAAACAAGGATACAAAATGAATCATTTAAATAAATGCGGATGTGGCTGTGATGATCCGGAAAACTGCAGCAATGATCAATCAAACTATATGTTTTTTGGCAATTTGAAAATCATTAAAAAATATGTAGATGCAATATTGCAAATGAATCCGGATCAAGTTCAAGAAATACTAAGTAACGGTCATGATTGGGCTGCAGATCATATTGCAACATCGAAAGATGACGTACAAGAAGTTGGGGATTTTTTAATGAATGAAATGCATCATGATGACGAAATGAATTCATATAATATGCAACAACCTCAATTTGTTCCTGCAGGATTTAAGAATCATTTAAAACAATTGATGCCAGAGCGTATTGAAAAAACCGAAGCTGGCTATTTTGCTACTACTGAAACAGGTAGAAGATTATCTAAAAAGCCTAAATCTAAAAAAGCTGCAATGGCGCAATTAGCAGCTGTTGAAATTTCAAAACATAAACGTGGTAAATAATGGAAAAACTTAAACATTTATTGATTGAAGCTAAAACAGGTTGCCCTATTGCAACTCAAGATATTCACGTTAATTTGAAAAATCGACAACATGCAATCGATGAATATTATTACGGTCCAGCAAATCCAGAAAAACCAGGCAGCTATTGGAAAGATGCTGCAAAGCGTTGGAAGATAGATGAAGCTACTGCTAAAACAATGAAATGTGCCAATTGTGCTGCATTTGACGTTTCCGATAAAATGTGGAAATGTATGTCTAAAGGCATAGAAGGCGATGAAAAAAATATTGATGCGTTAGCTACAATTCAAAAAGCAGATTTAGGATATTGCAATTTTCTTCATTTTAAATGTGCAGGTTCAAGAAGTTGTACTGCTTGGGTAACAGGCGGATCATTAGATGATAAGGATTTAACCAAATGATGAAATTAAAAAACATATTGATCGAAAATGATGTGGTTGATCCAAAACAATTGGCAACGCCATTTTTCAAAGAATTTTCAAAACAAATGAAAGTTTCACCTAAGTTTTCATATTTGGGTTTAAAAAATAAAGAACATATATTCAGTGCGCCTATAGAAGATTTAGGTACGTTGAAATTGATATTTTCTAAAGCTGAATTCATAGCAAAAATTTCAGACACATATGCATACTTTGGAATTGTTTATTTACTAAATGGATTAGAACAATTCGATGCTACGGTTTGTCTAATACGTAAATCAAAAAACTCATATGAAACTTCATTGTTTGATGATTCTAATTCTGATTTTAATAATTCAAAAACAAATTTTGCAAATATAATTAAAAACATGATGTAATGTTAAGTTATAACGTATCAAAACCTATTTATCATAATATTACAATTTCGAAACCATTACCTGATGATATTGCTCAGCATGTTTTATTAAATTACACGTGTCATGTAGATCATGAAGGTTTTGATTTAAATGAAATTGAACAAGAATATTATAAACATAATAACGTTTCTTTAGAACACGATACAACATGGTATAAAGATGGTGATGCTACAAAAGGAGCTCATGCAATTATTCAGCCATGGCTTACACAACAATCTGATTCTGAGTTAATATTAGATCATAGTCAGTTTGTGTTTAGATACCCAATAACAGGTGATGCTGCAGCACAAGTAAAAATGTATGCAAAACAACGTCCAGAACTATTAAGAATTTTAAGCGCTGAATTCAAATGTGGTTTAGATCTATGTATTGATTATATATTAGAAGACCGAGTTCGTCCCGTAGTTCATATAGAATGGGATTACTTAGATGTATCAGATATGCTTGTTGACATTGATTATGTAGAAACAGTATTACAACATGCCAATTGGCAAGAAATAATATCAGTTGTTAAAAGATTTAACGTGTTATCAAAAAATTCATTAGATGCATTTCAACAAGCAGATTTTAGATCCATGTTATTGTTTGGACGTAAATCTTATAAATTGATTCCTACATTGTAATATTTATTAATATGATACGTTTAAAATCTTTATTATCTGAATCATTAGTAGATGACCCCGAATTCCGTGAAAAAGTAAAAGAATGGGAAGGTAAAGTAACTGATGAAAATGGTCTTCATGTTACATATGATGATGCAACTATGCGTCCGGTGAAATCTCCTAAACAAGTACAAGGAGTTGTTACAATTGGATATGGCACAACGAAATCTATATATCCGCAACTTAAACCAGGAATGAAGATTTCAGAAAAACAAGCTGAATCATTATTAACAAAAGGCATACAAAAAATAGAAAGCGATGTTAAACGTCGTATTCCAAAATATGATTCATATCCCAAATACATTCAAATGGCAATTATGAATGCATCATATCGCGGAGATTTAGGCCCGGCAACAATTAAATTGATTAATTCTGGACAATGGAATAAAGTTTCAAAAGAATATTTAAATCATCCTAACTATATCAATCCTGGTAATTTACGCGGCGTAGTTACCCGGATGAAATCTAATGCAGAT